GCGGTTAATGATTTCATGGATAGCGTCCACCATATTTGGTGTCCACTATTCTCTCAGGAATTTCAGGATCTGCCAGACGGTGCTGAGACGACGCTTACTTATCTCTGCATTTTCATAAACGTTGGTTTTGGAGAAGGTGCTAACTGGGTTATGTTACCTGGAGGAATGATAATTCAGCGTGTTTATCTTGGATTTCCTGTTGGCACCAATGTAAGACACATAACTTTCCCACGGTCGTTTACAACAACGAACTATTCCATCTCAATTAACTGGAATGATATCGGTACTGTAACAACTGAAACACAATCGCCAGCAAATGTGGCGGTTGTTCATCAAACAAAATCATTAACAGGGGCCAGCATCTGGCAGGCAGGTCCCGGGGGATTTAATGTGGACATTATAGCGGTGGGGTATTGATATGTACGTATGGAGCGCTAAAGCAAATGGCTTTTTCCCCATATCGGAGAAAGAAAAATTTGAGGCATCAGGTCTGTGGCCTGATGATGGTGTANGAAATGTATCAGGAGCTGGAGCGCCTCGTTGCTGATGCAAAACCGGCAAGCCGCCATCTGACGGGACTGGCTATCAGTTTAAGTACAACCGGCAACATTTTTGCCGGTGCAGGATGCTATCACGGCGACGCCCTGACGGTTTATCCCTACACCCCGGAGGCCATTATTGTCGGAGGGGATTATTTCCCGGCCTCGGCCATTCATTTAATTGATAACCTGAGAGTAAACGCATGACAGTGAAATACTACGCCATTCTGACTAATCAGGGCGCAGCACGGCTGGCTAACGCGACGATGCTCGGCAGTAAGCTGAATCTGACGCAAATGGCAGTTGGTGATGCGAATGGTGTCTTGCCGACACCAGACCCGGCACAGACAAAACTGATTAACCAGAAACGCATCGCGCCGCTGAATCTTCTGAGTGTTGACCCGAACAACCAGAGCCAGATTATTGCGGAGCAAATCATCCCTGAGAACGAGGGCGGATTCTGGATCCGTGAGATTGGGCTTTATGATGATGAAGGCGTACTCATTGCGGTGGCGAACTGCCCGGAAACGTACAAACCGCAGTTGCAGGAAGGCAGTGGTCGTACCCAGACTATCCGCATGATTCTGGTTGTCACGAATACCGAAGCTATTACGCTGAAAATCGACCCGTCGGTGGTACTGGCGACCCGTAAATATGTGGATGATGAAGTCCTGGAATTAAGGCTGTATGTGGATGACCAGATGAGCAAACACATTGCCGCACAGGACCCTCATACCCAGTATGCACAGAAACATAATCCGACATTTACCGGAGAACCAAAAGCGCCGACGCCTGCCGCAGGAAATAACACCACGCGGATTGCGACCACTGCGTTTGTACAGGCCGCTATTACCGCTCTGATTAACGGTGCGCCTGACACGCTGGACACACTGAAAGAAATTGCCGCGGCCATTAACAATGACCCGAAATTCAGCACCACCATTAACAATGCGCTGGCAGGTAAACAACCGCTGGACAATACGCTGACTCATTTGAGCGGAAAGGATGTTGCCGGTCTTCTCGCATACCTTGGTTTTGGAGAAGGTGCTAACTGGGTTATGTTACCTGGAGGAATGATAATTCAGCGTGTTTATCTTGGATTTCCTGTTGGCACCAATGTAAGACACATAACTTTCCCACGGTCGTTTACAACAACGAACTATTCCATCTCAATTAACTGGAATGATATCGGTACTGTAACAACTGAAACACAATCGCCAGCAAATGTGGCGGTTGTTCATCAAACAAAATCATTAACAGGGGCCAGCATCTGGCAGGCAGGTCCCGGGGGATTTAATGTGGACATTATAGCGGTGGGGTATTGATATGTACGTATGGAGCGCTAAAGCAAATGGCTTTTTCCCCATATCGGAGAAAGAAAAATTTGAGGCATCAGGTCTGTGGCCTGATGATGGTGTAATAGTCAGTGAGGAAGAACATAAAAAGTTATTTATGGATATTCCACCAGGAAAACAGATTGGAACACTGAATGGAAAACCAGCACTGATAGATATTCCTCAGCCGACCAAAAAGGAATTAATAGCTATTACTGAAGTTAAAAAATCCCAATTACGGGAAAAAGCTGACAGTGAAATATCCTGGCGTCAGGATGCTGTTGATGCTGATATCGCAACTGATGAAGAAACTTCAACTCTCACCGAATGGAAGAAATACCGTGTGCTGCTGATGCGTGTTGATACTTCAACAGCACCCGATATTGAATGGCCTACGCCTCCGGCAGTTCAGGCCAGATGACATCCGGCGCGGTGCTGGTATCTGTTGCCGTCACCGCGTCAATGTAATCCAGCACGGCGTTAAGTCGGGTTGTTTCTGCCTGAGTCAGTTTCCGTCCGGCCTGTAATTTCAGCTGAATCAGACTAATGGAAGCCATTGCTGCATCAATCAGTGACTGGCGCTGTGCTTCTGCTGCTTCTACTGCGGCGTTATGCTGTGCCTCAGTATCTGTCACCCATTTCTCACCATCCCATTTATCATATGGCGTTAACGGTGAAAGCGTGACATAACCGTTTTTGATGGCACCGATATAATCCACTGTAACAGCTGCGCCATTTTCTGTTGAGTAAACAGTCTCATTGCGATGGTCTTCTTCATAGCTCCATTCCTTACCCGTAAATACTGCCACTTTCCCCGGAATGTTTTCGCCCGGGTCAATACCAGTGGAACAGGCGGGCATACTTACGCCAGTATTAATATATTCATCAGACCAGCCCGTATACTCAGATGTTTCAGCATCATAATAAAAACAACGCATATCGCCCGGCACTGTAGCCAGCCCATTTTCATCAAAAACAGGTTTCATTATTTAGCCCTCACCAGAAAGTTAAATGCAATATTTCGCGGTCTGACAGCAACAAAATTCACACCATCACCCACAGAGTTACTGGTTAAATTAAATCGTGAAAATCCTGGCTGATTTCCGGCGATGCCATCATGAAAGTTAATTGCGTGTCCCGCACCTCCGCCTATATTCCCGGCAAACTGAGAAAAGTTTGTAGCTGCCTGCCAGCTTAATAATTCGCGACCACCGTCTGTACCTCGCCCGTCATCCCAGATACGAATGAAATCACCGCGGGCTTCAGGTAATACCAGCGAAGGAAATACTTTCGCCAGCACAGGATAATCAGTGGCAGAGAATTTCGCGCCGTTGAACTTCAAAAACACCATACTGGACCAGCTGTCGATTACAGTATTTGGCATTGCAGCGGACGGCCAGAAGAACGGAACGCCAATAGCTGGAGCACCTTCTCCCAAACCAAGGTATGCGAGAAGACCGGCAACATCCTTTCCGCTCAAATGAGTCAGCGTATTGTCCAGCGGTTGTTTACCTGCCAGCGCATTGTTAATGGTGGTGCTGAATTTCGGGTCATTGTTAATGGCCGCGGCAATTTCTTTCAGTGTGTCCAGCGTGTCAGGCGCACCGTTAATCAGAGCGGTAATAGCGGCCTGTACAAACGCAGTGGTCGCAATCCGCGTGGTGTTATTTCCTGCGGCAGGCGTCGGCGCTTTTGGTTCTCCGGTAAATGTCGGATTATGTTTCTGTGCATACTGGGTATGAGGGTCCTGTGCGGCAATGTGTTTGCTCATCTGGTCATCCACATACAGCCTTAATTCCAGGACTTCATCATCCACATATTTACGGGTCGCCAGTACCACCGACGGGTCGATTTTCAGCGTAATAGCTTCGGTATTCGTGACAACCAGAATCATGCGGATAGTCTGGGTACGACCACTGCCTTCCTGCAACTGCGGTTTGTACGTTTCCGGGCAGTTCGCCACCGCAATGAGTACGCCTTCATCATCATAAAGCCCAATCTCACGGATCCAGAATCCGCCCTCGTTCTCAGGGATGATTTGCTCCGCAATAATCTGGCTCTGGTTGTTCGGGTCAACACTCAGAAGATTCAGCGGCGCGATGCGTTTCTGGTTAATCAGTTTTGTCTGTGCCGGGTCTGGTGTCGGCAAGACACCATTCGCATCACCAACTGCCATTTGCGTCAGATTCAGCTTACTGCCGAGCATCGTCGCGTTAGCCAGCCGTGCTGCGCCCTGATTAGTCAGAATGGCGTAGTATTTCACTGTCATGCGTTTACTCTCAGGTTATCAATTAAATGAATGGCCGAGGCCGGGAAATAATCCCCTCCGACAATAATGGCCTCCGGGGTGTAGGGATAAACCGTCAGGGCGTCGCCGTGATAGCATCCTGCACCGGCAAAAATGTTGCCGGTTGTACTTAAACTGATAGCCAGTCCCGTCAGATGGCGGCTTGCCGGTTTTGCATCAGCAACGAGGCGCTCCAGCTCCTGATACATTTCCTCGGTAATACCCTGCTCAAGCACGCCAACAACGATGCGGAACGTCCCCGGCTCCTCGTTGAGCTGCCACCACTCCCTCACCTCAATCAGATAGCCGAGCGGCTCCACCACACGCCGGATTGCGCCTATAGTGCCCTTATGGCAGTGAATGAAATACGCATCGCGGATAACAGCGCGTTTTGTCGCTTCCGGCCACTTATCATCCCAGCGGTCAACCGAAAATGACCACGCCAGCCACGGCAGCAGATTTGCCGGACAGGTATCCGGGTTCCACAGCTCACGAATACTGACCGGCGTTTTTTCAATTTCCGCACAGGCTTTTGCGGCGGCGACTTCAAGCGGCGATGAGCCGGTCGGCAGCAGTCGCGAATCACTCATCCGAGCCTCCGGTCACGACGCGGTATTCGGTACAGAAAGACGCCTGCGTACTGTTGAGCACGATGTCGGCCAGCGGTGCAGCCAGTTCGACACGCTGCACGCCTTCCACATGCAAAGCGGCATAAATGGCAGACAGACGGATGTCGCGCCCCAGCCGGTGCTGTGCCGTGATATACGCTTCCAGTTTTTTCACGGCGGCAGCGCGAATGGGTTCGCTTTCGGGACCAGGGTAAAGATACAGCGTGGCGTTTATCTGGTATTCAACGATGGCGGCAGACTGCACGGTCACGCGGTCGGCCACCGGCCTGACGTCCTCGCCATTAAGGGCGTTACGCACCACGGCCAGCAGGTCTTCGGATGCGACGCCGTTATTTTCACGTGACAGCACGGAGATAGTGACGCAGGCCGGAGACGGACTGGTGACAGAGATATCGGCGACACGCCCGTCAGCACTGCGACCATGATACTGATAGGCTCCCACCGACCCGGCGACGCTTAAGCCCTCAAACGCCTGCTGAATACGCAGACGATAATCCGTGTCAGATTCCATCACTGCCGGTGTCGGCGGGATAGTCGAATCATCTGCCGGGGTGATAATCAGGCGCGTGGTGTTGAAATTGGCACCAATCACATCAAGGTCATTACCGGCGGCACAAGCCAGCATCACCGCCCGTGCGGCCTCATTCACACGCTGACGCCAGATAAGCTCACGATAAGCATTTTCCTCCAGCAGTTTGACGAGAGGCTCGGATTCCAGCGTCAGGGTACGGGCGACCGCCTCCTGCTGGTCTTCCGGGTAAAGGGAAATCAGTGTCGCCTTGCGTTCGGCAAGAATGGTTTCAAAGTCCAGCTCCTCGACCACATCCGGTGCGGGTAGCTGGTTCAGGTCGATAATCGGCATGGTTTCAACTCACAGGGATGGTTAACGAAAGTGGCTGGCCGGTGTCGTTGTGCTGACCGGTTAACGTGACCGTCATTCGCCCGTCAAAACTGCGCGCCGTGGTGACGGATGACAGGGTGACGCGGGGTTCCCATTTCAGCACGGCCATGTAACAGGCGACCTTAATCTGCAACTCAAGCGCCGGGGTCTGCGGCTGGTCAATCATTGACGCCAGCAACGAGCCGTAATCACGACGCATCACCCGTGAGCCGACCGGTGTGCGCAGGATATCGCCGATACTCTGGCTGATATGCTCAAGGTCAGTGACAGTCAGGCCATCACTGCGATTCATTCCGAGATAACGCGCTGTCATAGAGGACTCCCGGTTGTGCCGCCGCTGTCGCCGGGGTGTTTATGGGTATGCAGTACCTTACCGTTTGATGAGAGTTCACCGCCGGTGTGTTCAATGTTGCCGCGCATCGTCCCGCCCTTCTGCACTTCCAGCGTGCCGGTAATCAGCCTGTTGGTGCAGACCACCTCCGGTGTGTCCAGGGTGATGCGGGTTGATGCTTTCACCATGACCACCGGCACCGTGGCAGTAACAGAATCAGAAGCCGTCACGCTGGCCGTTTTAATTCCGCTTACCGTGAGTGCACTGGTTTCGGGTTCATACTCAATCACCGCCCCGTCAGGGAAACGGATATGCAGGGCATCCGCCGACGCAGACGGCGCGGGGTTATCGCCGGAATAAATCCCCGGCAGAACAAACGCCGTGTCAAGTTCACCGCCCACGGCCAGAATCAGCACCTGTTCCCCCACGGAAGGTGCCCACCATGTGCGCGAACGCCCGGCACGATGGGTCAGCCACTGAAGCCAGTCGGTGCACATGCCGCCAGTCTGCACACGGCAGCGACCGGCGTTAAGGTCGGTTTCGACGATAATGCCGGTGCGGATCATGTTGCGCAGTGCGCGCGCGAGTTCCTGAATATTTGCGAGAGTGTTCATAACGGGAAGGATGCCGCCGGGTCATACCGGCGGCAATGTGACGATGAGGTGTCGGGAATGGCACAACTAACGGTCGAGGTGCGCCAGAATAATCTCTTCAATCATCTGCACATCCTCACCGGTAAAGCCGAGCAGAGGACGCGCCGGATAATCAATTTTCTTACCGTCTTTCCGGTTTTCTTCCGACAGACCGAACTGATGCACACTGGCGATTTTCGGTGACTTCCCGCCGTAAAACTCCATTGATGCCTGTTCCGGGCTGGCGCGGATATGCAAAAAACGACTGGTGATAAGTTTCGCAAACATTTTTCGCTTAACACGACCAGTCTTTTTTCTGGCGCTCTGCTGCTGGCGTGGCACGTAGGGTGTGCCGTCCGGGGCTTTCTGTGCCATCACCCGACGCTGCTGACTCTGCCGCAGGCGCTTCGCCAGTTCGGCACTCAGTCGCCGACGCCCTGACGGTGACAGCGATTCAATCAGTCCGGTCAGCCGGTCTTCAAAACGCTTAAACTCATTCATCCCACTTGCTCACCAGTTCGCCATTGATATAAAGCTCCACCGGGCGGGTGACCGGCTCCGGCGGCGTGGGTTCCGGGATATTCTTCACATGCAGTGCGCCGTCCACCTCACTGACCAGCGTGCGCTCGGTCAGCATCAGGCTGATGCTGATATCAAAGCTGCTGTCATTGTTGATGTCTGCATAAAACGTGAAGCCCTTTTTCTGGCCTGCGTCGGTGGTCATGATGTCGGGCTGATTCTCCCGCAGCCACGCCAGCACCGGCACAATGAGCAGGTCAAAATCACCGGTAAAGTCGGTCACAATCACATTGAGCGTGTAACGCTTTTCGAATGACAGCGACGTCGCCAGTGTGGAGGCAATACTCCCGTTATCCACGAATATCCGCAGCATCTCGGGGTTAGTTTTCAGCACCGTGACGGCATCAGTCAGCGCCCTGCGCAGGCTGTCGGGTTTGAGCATCGTTTTCGTCCTGACAGTGTTTAATCATTTTTACCTGGCTGGCACAGCGTGCCAGCGCGTTCTCAAGCTGCCGGATATCGGCACTTAAATCGCCGTTCGTCTCCGGGTCACTGCCCGGCATCGGGCAAAGGCTCACTTTCGGGCAGGCGTTGGGGACAATCACTGGCGTCAGTGCAGGCGGGGCGCTGGTGCAACCGGCGCACAGCATCAGGCAGGTCAGCACCGTACCAGCGGCGAAAATCTTCGTTTTCATTAAGTAACCTCGTGATGGTTTTCTCGCGCTGTGCTTCACGCTTCGCGGCGTTCTCCAGTTCCTGACGCAGTGCCACCTGCGCCAGCTCGTTTTTGTCTGCCCTGGTGATGGCAACATGAAGCTGATTTTGCAGCATGGTGATGGTCGTCTGCTGCCCGCTGGCGACGTTGTTCGCCCTGTCCAGCGAGGCGCGCAGGCTGGCGTTTTCATGCTTCACCAGAAACAGCCCCGCCACCGCCAGCGATAACAGCACAACCATCACAATCATCAGCTTTGACATGGTTCCCGCCCCTCAAAACGCTGACGGCAGGCCGTACGTATCAGCCGGAAGAACACCGACGCCACGAGATAAATCAGCGCGGTAAAAATCCACCCGGCAGCGACCAGCGAGATAAACGTCGCCACCATCACCACCAGAGCCACCGCCCGTCTGCGCCACGGCACCGGCTGCAAAAACAGCGACGTGACAATCTTCACGGCCAGCGATTCCGGCGGAAGCTCCCGCCCGTAGCGTTCCAGCACATACTCCGTGGCATACACGCCGACACCACCGGCAACCACACAGATAACCGTCGCCAGAATCGCCCAGGTGGCGACAAAACTGACGGCCACGCTCTGCGGGTAAATCAGGGACAGTGCCAGCATCAGCGCCAGCGACACGTTCAGCATCAGTGAAAGGGATAATTTCTTCATGGTGTTTACTCCGTTTAAGCCGGTACGCCGCCAGCGGTACGCCAGACGGTGACCAGTTTTTCCAGTGAATGCTCACGCTGACCGTAACCGGCTCCCGGCAGGGACGCCCAGATATTGCGACAGCGTGAAATGGCGCGCTCAATGCGTCCCGCCCGGATGTCATCCAGTGCACCGCGTTCGCGGATCAACTGAATGGCGAGCCTGTCCTGTGACAACGGACTGAAATCCGGCAGGGCAAGCTGTTTGCGGTAGTGCGGCCAGAACAGGTAAAGCTGCTGATAGCGACCGGAGGCCGTGGATTTTTCACCGCGACGGTTAAACACCTTCGCCGGTCGGCCATGCGCGAACGGGTGGTCACTGTAGTCAGTGAAAATTTCCGGCTTCCCGTCCAGTCCGGTGACTATCACGTCATAGCCCCGGTTTTTCGTCAGCGGATGATTCGCCGTCCCTTCGGACACGGCCAGCATGTCGAGAAAGGCCGCGATATTCTGATGCGTGTTAATTACCGGCATTACGGTTTCCCCCTGCCCTTAAAACGGCGCTGAATGGCAATCTCAATCACCTGATAACCGGCGATACCCAGCATGGAGCCGATACCGCACACCGCAGGCAGTGACAGGTCAGGAAACTGCACCAGAACAACACCGGCAACCATCGAGACAAAACCACCGAGCAACATGCGCCCGATAAACAGACGCGGGGTGATGGGTTCACCACCGGCAAGCACCTTGCCGACAACAATCAGCACCCCAATCATGAAAAGCGACAGGACGCTTTTTTCTTCTGCTGTCATGCGTTACTCCCACAGATTGACAGTTTCAGCCACGGGCGCGGTCTGAACGTCGGGCAGTTCGACGGCGGTGCCGTGTGGCAGCACCGCACCCAGTTCAGCCAGTCCCGGATTTGCGGCGAGCACGGTCTCAACCACGCCCTCAGTGCGCCCGTAATAGCGGACACAAATGGCGTCGAGCGTGTCGCCCTGTAGCGCAAAGGTCTTCATCAGATTTGACTCACGATGCAGCGCGGCTTGTCCTGGATACGCGCCACCGCCCAGCGCATATCCCGCCACAGTTCATCAATGGTGCTGTCAATGCTGTCGGCCTTCTTGTCTCCTTTCGCACTGGCATCCACGCCGCGATAACGCTCATAAAGCGACGCGGTCGCCATCGCACACACGGCGCGCTCGTAGTAAAAAACTTTGATACTTTCACCGTCGATGTCGTCCGCCGGAACGTCCGCCAGACGCGTAAAACCGGCGGCAATTTTCTGTTCGCGGTACTCGTACAGCTCCGCATTCGTCTCCGCCATGCCTGACTTGATGGCCTCACGCAGACGGGCGGGGGCGACGGTCTGCTCAAGGCGCATACGTTCCCGGACGCGCTTCGGGTCGATATCGGGAAAAAAGAACGTGTTTTTAATCACCGGCTCGTCGCCTGCCGGTTGCGGGATGACCACCGTACCCTCACCGGACACGGGAGCCTCCTTTCGCGGAATAATCAGCGTCATCATGACTACCTCTGAAAAGTCGGGCGGTGGACGCCGGTGCAGTGTCAGGTGATTCACCCTCACTGACCGGCGTGCCGCCCTGGCGCGGGGCGCATTCGGTTGTTAACTGGCTTTCTTTTTCGGGCGTCCACGTTTTGCCGGTGTCACGCTCCGGGTCTTACGCGGAGTGCGGGTGGCCGCTTTGGGTTGCGGCTCCGGCTTCGGTTTCAGCTCCCGCTCCAGTCGTTCAATCTCTTTTTTGACGCCTGCCTGACAGTCGAGCTGTGTCGCACGTTGCAGGTGCGCCAGCGCACCGGCGGCATCACCACCGTCACGCAGAAACAGACCGGTGATTTTGTGCAGCTTTGCGCGCACTTCATCAGGCATGTCAGCCGTGGCGGTCAGTTCGAGGGTGTCCGTCAGCAGGCGGGTATCCACAGACTCACCGGCAGCGTGGGCGCGCATGGCCGCAAGTGCCACCTCCTCGGTGAACATGTACGGCGGGGTGCGGCGGTGTTTACCCGGCATGGTCAGACCGTACTTCAGGGCATAACGGGCAATCTCCAGCGCACCGGCAATATCGCCGGTATCCAGACGCCACAGCATGACCGTCATCAGAATGTCATCCTGTGCACCTTTGCCCTGCTCCAGCACGCCATTCACCCACGGCAACCAGAACGGCAGCAGTTCGCGTTTTTTTGCGGCCTTCAGCTCTTTTGAATAAATCGCTTTCAGTGTGCGCTGGTCTGCGGCGAGCTTGACCAGCATCTGCTCATAGACAGTTGCATGTCGCAGCGGGGCGGCTTCCCGCTGCGCGGTCATCGCTGCCGAGACCCGCATCATGTGGCGCTGTGCGGGACTCGTCATCGGTTACGCTCCCGGCTCTGCGGTCGCTTTAGCCGGTGTGGAAAAATCACCGACCTTAATTTTTTCCACCAGACAACCGGCGGCGTAGTCCTCCACCACGTAATCAATGTTCATTGACTCGTAGTTCTCCACGCGGTCGAGTTTCGGGTTTTCCTCAATCACGCGGCGATGGCTGTCATCCATGTAGTAGATGGACAGGTTTTCCAGCTTCGTGATGAGCATCGCATCCGCCGGGAAGTACGGGACGCGTACCGCCGGCAGGTTGCCGATGCGTTTCTGGCTGATGATGACGTCAGCGGCCAGCATTTCGCTGTTGTCCTGCTCCTTGTTGACGATGGGGAAATACTTGTCCGCCAGTAGCTGACGTCCCACAATCACCACAAGGTCAGGGTCTTCCTGATACCACGGCTCAATCAGGTTGTTGGTCGCATCCATCACCAGTGCATCAAGGCTGGCATAGTCACCGCCCTTACCCACGCGGATAACCTCAGAGGTGGTGCGGCCTTCCTCGTCAGTGACCTTGCTCATCACACGCGCCGGGGCTTCATTGCGGTATTTCTGCAGCCAGCCGACCGCCACATCCTGCAACATCGGATTGCTGTTGCGGTCAGAGGTTTCGGCACGCTTCACGCCGTTAAAACCGGCCATGATGAAATCAAGGGACTGGCGTTTGATAATGGCGTTACGGATACGGAGCTGGAAATCCTGATAACGCGCCCACAGGTCCAGCGTTTTGTAGCGGATATAAAAATCGAAGTTAACCTGGTCGCATTCGTACTTGTTGGACGCCAGCTTCGAGAAGTCCTTCGGCTGACGCTCGGTGCCACCGGCGGTGTCGGTGGTGCTGGCAATGGGGCCGGTGACACCGATACCAATTTTTTCCCCTTTCATTTCGCTGACCGGCACAATATTAATGCGGGTCAGAAAATCAGAGGACTCCTGCATGGTGTTCATCAGGGTCTGGGTGACCGACGGTTCAACGGTGAATTTTTTCGACACATCACCGGCGTCGATGCCGTTCAGTTCGGCAACACGGGACAGGTAAGCATTAAATTTAAAGCGGGTTTCCTGGCGCATAGTTTTTCCTGAAATTAAGGGTTAATCGTGAAGGTTTTCCCGGACTGACTGACGCCGGTCAGCAGTTCGTCATCAGGGCGTCACCGCCACCACCGGTGGCCTTGCTGCGGCGCTGCTGGGTCAGACTTTCGGTGTGGTCGAGACTGTTTTTCAGGCGGGTGAATGCCTGGCTGGTTTCATCCGCCCTGTCAGTCACCTCCTGCTTAAGTGCGGAAAAGGCGGTTTCCATCTCCGCGAGGCGCTGCTCAGTGGCGCTCAGTTTTTCCTGCACATGTTCAGCAACAGCGGTCACCGCTTCATGCACGTCATTCAGACGGGCATCATCGCTGGCCTGTTTGCGGCCAAAAATGGACTTCACCTTTTCGGTCAGGGCGGTGAACACGGTTTCAGGCAGGTCTTCAAATTCCAGCTCAACAGGCGTTGCCACTGAAATCAGGTTTTCAGGGCTTAATTTGAAGCGGTTCAGGGGGTTGTGTTTTGCCGTGCGGCAGAATTCCAGGTATTCCGTGCCGAGGCTTGCCGGGTCATCGGTGACGGCCAGCCCCACCAGATAACATTTGCCGGTGTTGGCAAAGTTCGGCTGAATTTCCATTGAGGTGTAGACCTTCTGCGCGGCCTTGTTCATCGCGATAAGGTCATCGGTCGGGGTGATTTTCGCAAACAGCGCCCATTTGCCTTTCAGCGCCGAATCATCGTCAATCTTTTCGGCCTTCAGTTCGACCACATCGCCATAACGCTTAAAAATACCGTCAGGCAGGATGCCGCGCAGATGTTCCAGGTTAATGCGGCAACCATAGACTCGCGGGTCAAAGGTTTCGGCCATTTCCTGAATATCCTGCGCACTGATGACACGCCCGTCACAGGTGTCACCCTCAACGCCGATACGAAAGAATTTTGAGACTTTTTTTGCCATTGTCAGGAGTCCTGAATAGTGATTAGAGGAGTCACATGTCGGCATCAGTTTCCCGACGATACGCATCCTCCGCCATCAGTCCCGGATGGCTTATCACTGACACAACAGCACCTTAGCGAATCGCGGGGCGCGACTCAGTAGCCTTGCCGTGTATTCATCACGGCGAGGTATTCATGACCATCACCACAGACACCACTCTTTTACACGACCCGCGTCGTCAGGCGGCGCTGCTGTACTGGCAGGGATTTTCCGTGCCGCAGATTGCCGCCATGTTGCAGATGAAACGCCCGACGGTGCAGAGCTGGAAACAGCGCGACGGCTGGGACAGCGTTGCCCCCATCAGCCGTGTCGAAATGAGTCTGGAAGCGCGACTGACCCAGCTCATCATCAAACCGCAGAAAACCGGCGGTGACTTCAAGGAAATTGACCTGCTCGGACGCCAGATTGAACGACTGGCACGGGTCAACCGTTACAGTCAGACCGGCAACGAGGCAGACCTTAATCCGAACGTTGCTAACCGCAACAAAGGCGGGCGGCGCAAACCGAAAAAGAATTTTTTCAGTGACGAGGCCATCGAAAAGCTGGAGCAGATTTTCTTTGAGCAGTCTTTCGACTATCAGTTGCACTGGTATCGCGCCGGGCTTGAGCACCGCATCCGCGATATCCTGAAATCCCGCCAGATTGGCGCAACGTTTTATTTTTCCCGCGAGGCGCTGCTGCGCGCCCTGAAAACCGGTCATAACCAGATTTTTCTGTCAGCCAGTAAAACGCAGGCGTATGTGTTCCGCGAATACATCATCGCCTTTGCCCGGCTGGTTGACGTTGACCTGACCGGTGACCCGATTGTCCTGGGCAATAACGGCGCAAAACTGATTTTTCTCGGCACCAACTCCAACACCGCACAGAGCCATAACGGCGACCTGTACGTCGACGAGATTTTCTGGATCCCGAATTTTCAGGTACTGCGTAAGGTGGCATCAGGTATGGCCTCACAGAGTCACCTGCGTTCGACCTATTTCTCCACCCCGTCCACGCTGGCGCACGACGCCTACCCGTTCTGGTCGGGTGAACTGTTTAACCGGGGACGCGCCAGCGCCGCCGAACGCGTGGAAATCGACGTCAGTCATAACGCCCTTGCCGGAGGTCTTCTCTGTGCGGACGGCCAGTGGCGGCAGATTGTCACCATTGAGGACGCCCTGAAAGGCGGCTGCACGCTGTTCGACATTGAGCAGCTCAAACGCGAAAACAGCGCCGACGATTTTAAAAACCTGTTCATGTGTGAATTTGTTGACGACAAGGCGTCGGTGTTCCCGTTCGAGGAGCTGCAACGCTGCATGGTCGACACACTGGAAGAATGGGAAGACTATGCGCCGTTTGCCGCGAATCCGTTCGGCTCCCGCCCGGTATGGATTGGTTACGACCCGTCACACCGTGGCGACAGTGCCGGATGCGTGGTGCTGGCACCGCCGGTGGTGGCCGGTGGCAAATTCAGAATACTTGAGCGTCACCAGTGGAAAGGCATGGACTTTGCCACCCAGGCTGAATCCATCCGCAAACTCACCGAAAAATATAACGTTGAATACATCGGGATTGATGCCACCGGCCTCGGTGTCGGTGTGTTCCAGCTCGTGCGCTCGTTCTATCCCGCCGCGCGCGATATCCGCTACACGCCGGAAATGAAAACCGCAATGGTGCTCAAGGCAAAAGACGTTATCCGTCGTGGCTGTCTGGAATATGACGTCAGCGCCACCGACATCACCAGCTCGTTTATGGCTATCCGCAAGACCATGACCAGCAGCGGACGCAGCGCCACCTATGAGGCCAGCCGCAGCGAGGAAGCCAGCCACGCCGACCTCGCCTGGGCGACCATGCACGCCCTGTTAAATGAGCCACTCACCGCCGGTATCAGCACTCCGCTGACATCCACCATTCTGGAGTTTTACTGATGAGCAAGAAAAAAGGGAAAACACCGCGACCAGCGGCAAAAACAATGACCGCCAGCGCCCCGAAAATGGAGGCATTCACCTTTGGCGAGCCGGTGCCGGTACTCGACCGCCGTGACATTCTGGATTACGTCGAGTGCATCAGTAACGGCAGATGGTATGAGCCACCAGTCAGCTTTACCGGGCTGGCAAAAAGCCTTCGTGCTGCCGTGCATCACAGCTCCCCGATTTACGTCAAACGTAATATTCTGGCCTCAACGTTTATCCCGCACCCGTGGCTTTCGCAACAGGATTTCAGCCGCTTTGTGCTGGATTTTCTGGTGTTCGGTAATGCGTTTCTGGAAAAGCGATACAGCACCACCGGTAAGGTCATCAGACTGGAAACCTCACCGGCAAAATATACCCGCCGTGGGGTGGAGGAGGATGTTTACTGGTGGGTGCCGTCCTTCAACGAGCCGACACCTTTCACGCCCGGCTCCGTGTTTCACCTGCTGGAGCCGGATATTAATCAGGAGCTGTACGGCCTGCCGGAATATCTCAGCGCCCTTAACTCGGCCTGGCTGAATGAGTCGGCCACGCTGTTCCGCCGCAAGTATTACGAAAACGGCGCACATGCCGGATACATCATGTACGTCACTGATGCCGTGCAGGATCGCAACGATATCGAAATGCTCCGCGAAAACATGGTGAAGTCGAAAGGCCGCAATAACTTTAAAAACCTGTTTCTCTATGCCCCACAGGGAAAAGCCGACGGCATTAAAATTATCCCGCTCAGTGAAGTGGCCACGAAGGACGATTTTTTTAATATCAAAAAAGCCAGCGCCGCTGACCTGCTGGACGCGCACCGCATCCCCTTTCAGTTGATGGGTGGCAAGCCGGAAAACGTCGGGTCGCTGGGCGATATTGAGAAAGTGGCAAAGGTCTTTGTCCGCAATGAACTTATCCCGTTACAGGACAGGATTCGGGAAATAAACGGCTGGCTCGGTCAGGAGGTCATCCGCTTTAAAAACTACTCACTGGACACTGACAACGGCTGAACATCGCCGCCTGCGGGCGGCTTTTTTACACCCCCGTCATCACGCCCTCACACGCTCGCCACTGTACAAAACACCCCGCAGACACACCAACGCCCCGGCGCACAATCTAAACGCCATCACGACGCGCTCAGACAATCATCACCACCGCCAGCGCGCAGTGCTTTCCCCGCCTCGCCCGCCCGCTTCGTGGGGCGGTTTTAATGCAGTTGCATGAACACTCCAAGAGCGCGCCAGCACTGACGATAACTGACAATAAAAACGGCTTCTGACATATGCACATTCATTCACAATCATGCATATTAAAGAACGGGTATGGATAGCGTCGTAAGATCTCATCTTCACTGTACCCCAAATAATCAGACATGAGTTTAATCGAAGGTGGCGTTACAGGTTTCATAAGTAGAGGAAAACGTTCGTGCAAATCATTGAATTTAAGAATCCCTGAATCTTCTTGCATTACTCTTTTGTCAAACAGCGATTCAGCATACAATGGCAACTCTTTGAGCAACAGATTAATATCAAGCAACAAAACATCTATCATAATCATTATTTGCTCAGTAATATCAATGTAATAAGCTGCCTTATTACTACCTATAGCATTAACAATATCATCATTTTTAAAACGCATCGTAGGCAAAGGTGAACCTGTTGATTCAATAATCATTCCTCTATAGGTGTCATCAAAATCATTCCTAACATTTAATGCAGCCAATAGGCTGTTAAACCTTCTTGCTATATCACTAACAGCAAAAGCATCCCCCCAGTTAGTAGTCTTTGCTGTCTCTCTATTATTCCCTACTCCCTTTTGACTCAATATACAGGCCAACTCACTTAAATCTGATGATAGAGGAGCACCAGAAAAAACCACAACAGGAAAAGCTAAAGCCCTCTCGATAGGATTTTCACTTATACTTACCCCACCATAATAATTCCCTTTAATTTGCAACAACGTTGTCATTGCAGAAAAGTAGTCATAAATACATTTATTTACAACGCTTACCTTTCTTCTTTGTGCTTTAAGGTACTCCTGCCGATAAAACAACCTAGTTGCAATAAAGTAACTCAGCACAGAAGATATAATTGGTAATACTACAGGCAGCACATAATCTTTTATGACATTAGTATTATTAACGCCTTTAATTGCATCAATAATATCCTCAACCTGAAGCTGCCCTATTATATAGCTCGTATAATCCATTATCAGAAAGCCGTTATTGTTCTATTACAACGTTCAGTAGCAACTTTCACAGCATCACGCCCATCACTTAATTTAGGGTAAGAACCAATCTCTATAAAATATTGGACACCTCTTTCAATACAACCCTCAACTTCTTTTTTATTACTCTCATTACAACCAGCCAGCAACGCCCCCAAAAAGCCATAACACAAATCAGTTTTCTTTTCAATCCAAACTCCTTAACAAACACAATACAAAAACATATAAATATATTATTTTTCAAACTAAGTAAATCCCAGCGATTCATAAACCCTCTGTGTCAATCTGATGGGCATCTAACGCCTCGCTGTGCTTGTTGTTCAACGCTGCCATTCCAGAACGACTGGAGAGATTCCCTATCGTCTATGTGATGCTGCAACTCAGGATTGACCGATATTATTAAACCACTCCATAAATACCTCTAACAATTCTCCCCGACCAACTCACTCAGCGTCATTTTTTCGTTGCCCATCATCTGCTGTAGACGAAGAACATTTCATGGAACGATTTTAATACTGATGCGTTCATAGTTGAATTCAGCACAATAGCCGTAAGCAGGCATAATCTTCTAACATTAATAATACATGTGCATTCATATAACATCGACAATTTTAATGATTTTATCAAAATAAAAATAACATACCCATTATAAGCGATATACAGCCGCTGAAAAATAGCGGCTGCGGCATTATAAGTTTATATATGCAAAATTATTTATGATTAGTCAAAATCGATTATTCCATTTCATCCCGTTCTGCATCCTCCTCATCCATCATGTCAATTAAATTTCTGGTCCGCAATCTAAGCGCACTATTGAACATATTGTTTGATGAAGCCCCACAATAATTATCTAAGTGAGCGATTACTCTAGAACAATCCATTATCATTTTATTTAATGATTCAATTAACTCGCTCCTAGATGTTTCATCAATACCACGGCGAATAAATCTTCTTTTTACACGAATTAGTGAATGATGCATGGATAATAAATCAGAAGCTACAATTTTTAAAACAGTTTCTTTACGCCCTTCCCTGTTTATTATTTTGCTAACATATTCTTCTGGCAATAATGATGCTGGATCACGCAATAATTGGTGATTTGTTCGGCTAATATCCAGCAAACTTTCAACAATTTTGGAAAGATTTTGTATCTCAGAAGTCGAATCACCTTTTGTTTTTTTAGTGGAATCTTTATCTACAGGGTTAATATCTTGAATGTTATCTAACTCACGCTCTAAACTTGGCCACCATTGCTCGAAAGCTTTAGTTAAGCGTTCTTCAGTCAAAAATCCTGCTTGATTATTTATTGACAACATCAACTTCAAAATATCGTTCTTATCATCCGAACGAGTATACTGGAATTGTAATATTGGGCCTGTTATCTCAGATGGTTTAATTTTAAACAAGAAAGGACTAACCCGGCTCTTATCAACCTTTTTACCTAAAGCACCCGCCTCAAAATTTATCCACGGTGCATTAATATTATTTTTTGTAAGGCAAATAATCCCATAAGAAGAGTCATCAAGTTCCTTTGATATATCAGTCGCCCAGCGAGTGCCTTTATCAATATCTTCCGCTGATACGTACGGCTCAGCTACTTGAATAACATTCGGTATCCAATCCCGTAATACTTTTGCTATCTCCAGGCTGTCCTGACCTGACCAACTAATAAATATCTTCATAATACCATACCTTGATTAAAAAAGATCCATATCTATGACGTCAATACCTGAGCACGCGGGGAAGTTATGCCTTATGGCAGAATGATTTCTTATTAAGCCCGTGTTTTTGCTACATGTAGCGATAGCTGGCAGTGAAAACACCCATTTCCACATGCAAAACAATGCATCTGATACATGCGGATTTACAATGTCAGCTAATCAAAAGTCATGTAAAAAAATCACCCCCTAAGGGGTGATTTTTATGCGTATACAACCTTTTCAACCTGAGTATCAGGAAGCAGCATTATAGCTTCCTCTAAATCTCTTCCTTTGACCCACTGTACTAAACTACTTGCTGTCTTTATGACCCTAACACAGAACCATACAGCAAGGACAAATGGAAACATGTAAAGCAATAACATTAAGCTATTGAATAACAGTACATTTTCAAGTATCCGACCGGATTTAAACAGTACATCAACAACTTCTCTATCATCACAGCGTTTGAAAACATCTATCTCACGCCGAATTTTCTGCCTTATTGCATGGTTTTCTGCCATACGCTTTTGAGCACGAAATTTGTTTGGCAACGTGAGTAAATGCAATCTATTGATAGCGTTATTCAATGAGTCATGCACAAGTGTTGCCGCTTGCATGGAAGTATCGGAACCTCCATCAATGATTTTCCTCCTAGCGACATCACGAAGCGCAAACAATTGGTTTCTATAATGAAGTCGGATGGACGGCAAAATGATTCGCTCGTAAATGAAGTGTGCTGCGCCTAAACCCAACAGCACATAAAACAGCACTGTCAGCATAATAACTCCTAAATAAACAACTATTTATCACTTGTACCCAAGGCTTGAGTGGTCTGTCTTTGTTGATACTTTGTTTTCTCGTTACCGATTCTCTGTGCCTCGGAACTAAAACAGCGCCTCATGATTCGCGCATGTGCAGACCAAGCCAAACCCACTATTACCGAGATAGCCCAACCAACCAAGGAATGCTCCTTAAAGCCATCAACAATAGAGAAGGCTAAATTGGACAAGTCAGTTTTTGGTAACCTCCATGCAGCAATCATTAAAATAATACTGATGGTAATAGGTATCAACTGACCATTAGACATGGCTCTTATCATTACATCCCGCCACGCCTGAGCCCACGTAACCTTAACCTGATTTTTGTTGCCTTTGCCTTTGCCTTGCTTCCCCATTTTACCCAGCCGCCGGTTACTTTTGAGGGCGCAAATAGTACAACTCGCTATCGTATTCAGTCAAAAAAGCTTTTCAGATTTTTGACAAAAGCCAGCTTAATCCTTGATTACTTCTCCTTCTCAATACAAGGTGTATAGCAAAGAGCGCCCATCAATCAAGCAAAATCTCCTTCCTTTGGCTTCATTTATCACCAAAACACAACATATAGAGTACATCTTCCCATTAAATAACTATACGAGAGTGCAACGAGGAAACATTCTAATCATAGAACAAGATCTTTAGATGCTTAACGCTGCCCCCTGTAAATAATTTTCGCAACTGGCGACGTTCACTCCATTACTGCTGAGAATCCCCGCCACTCATCAGCGACTGGATACGTGAATTTTTTCCCGTCGTAATTTACAATTGCTCCACGCGCCAGCGCCTCAAGCTCCCATCGCTGCGGCCTGATACCGTTCTGAGCAAGGTCAACGCGGATACGGGTAATTTGCATTCGTTCTGACCGGGTCAGTCTGGCCGATGGTGCCATTTCATGCTGTTTTAACGGGCTTCCGTTTCTTTGCTGACGGTTTGGTCTTCTCAGACCTTGTTTTAATGCGCCCCTGAGCGCCCTCACGACCTCCTGGTCATTCCATTCAATAACACCGTCATCAACCAGATTAAGCACTGCTGCGGCGTGCTCAGAAGGTGTGGGAGCCGGTAACGAAGTATCACCACCGGTGAGCTTTCCACAGTTATTGACAGGACTCCGAGGCGCGGCGATGCCGCTTTTTAAAGTCAAAGGCTCAACGACCGGCACTTTCGGAACAATGCGCCAGTCCGTCGTTCTGGTGATATGAATATGACGCGCGCCGAGATGCGGCGCGTAAATGCCGACCACTCTCTCGACTTCTTCCTCGTACTCGTTAACGTCATCCGACGGGCTACGGGCGACCCTGACAGTCTGACAATCGCGCGGGACATTTGCCCCGCCCTGCGCGCTGATATACAACGCAAAATCACCACTGTCTGCAGCGGCGCGTGCAGCCTCGACGCGCTCGTCAAACTCATCAGCAATGCTGACGCCGCGAGGCAATTTGCGTAGTTCACGGTAAGCCCCCATTGTCGGCAGACCAACCGTTTTAAATTGCGGAATGCGCCACGTTGACGCCCATGCGGTAACAGCCGCAGCTGTGTCTTTCAGCGGCCTACCGGTATCATTATCGAGCTGACCATCCAGTGCATAGCCGTCGATGTTTTTTGAGATGTATTTCGCGATATATCCCGCAGCACCGCCCCGGTTAAGGTGTTTTGCCTGAAAACGGTTTCGCGCGGCTCCTCTTTCGTCGCCATCCTCTTTGAGCGCATAGCGACGCATGATTTCAATAATCTGGTTACGCTGGCGTGGATGACAAAAAAGCATCATATGCCAGTGCGGCGTTCCGTCGTGGTGTGGCTCGACGACACGCAAACCGTAGACCTGTAAATCATTATCCTTGAATGCCGTGCGCATCAGGCTCCAGATATGGCAGAGATAACGCTGCGCATCCTTTGGATTAAATGCCTCATCGTTCCAGCCGTGATTTAGCTGGACGGTTTTACTTTCGCCTTTTCCGACCTGACGTGTCGGGTGATACTTTGACGGCGCGGTCAGCGTGATAAACATCCCCACATCACCCTCTGCGGCGGCGTAACGCTCAATTCCGGCGATGGTGTTCATCAGCTCCATCCGGCGAATTTCAGGATTAGAAATACTGCCCATCACCTTACTGATAAGGTCGATGCGCTCGCCGGTTTCCCTGTTTTCAAGGTCACACGATTTAAGAAATTCCAGATTTGCCTGGCGGCGTGCACGCACATCACGAATGGCATGTTTACTGGCATAAGGAGAACGGTCTTTATTGACCTCCCCGACAGCAATCAGTAACGCCTCATGCCAGCGCATACGCTGGCCTTTAAGCTGATGAGTCCACCACTCATCGTTAAACAGGCGGGCAATGGCAGAATATGCCTGCCTCGTGGTCATCTGTCCTTTACGGTATTTTTTCCAGTAGAGCGGGGAAATATTGAAAGCACGTGCAGCGCCAGCAACATGACCATACAGGTGAGCCTGCGCCTCATCCGTAAACAGCGATTCTTTTTCGCCATGGGCATCCACCCAGGCATCGCAGAGTTCCTCATACATCATGAAAAGCTGCGATGAGATACGGGCGGCAAATTTTTTCAGCTCCTTGTCATTCATTCCCGGCAGGCGCGCATAGTGGTCACGCTCTGCCAGAAACAGTAACGACGCGTCGGTGTTCATTTCATGGCGCTGATTCACGCGCTCAATGCGCGGCCATAAACGACGCTGAAAAGTGGATGTGAGGAAATAAAACCCGTGCACCGGGCTTTTATTGCGCCGGATGTAGTCATAGCGTGAAGTAAACAGCGAACGCAAAAAGTAAGGCAGGCGGTTAATCGTGGATAAAACACCTTGCACCTGACGCATCTCGTCACGTGTAAGGGGTCTTTCGCGCCCGACGGCCTCGCGTGGCGCGTTCCATGCATAAGCACCGGTAAACGTCTTACCGGTGCCTGCGGCAAATGCTGACGGAGGGACAAAACGCCCGGAGGCTTTAACGGCCATATGAGCCAAAAGCCTCTGAACAACGCTTGCTGAGTTGCTCAACCTGCCCGTTTAAATCAGCAAAAGACTTTGCGCTTCCGGTCAGAATATCGTGATGCATCAGGCCGGAAACGAGCTGGCTTAATTTCGGGTAATAACCAACCACCGCCAGCCATTCCTGACCGGCGTTTTTACCGCTTTCCGCTCTCTTTTTCTCGTGGAGAATAAACTGAAAGCTGTCACTGGTAACGACATAACGTTCGCCAATTTCAATACGAATACTCATGCCGTTCTCCGGTAATGTTTGTTTTTTGCTTCAAAGACTGACTGACAGGAAACACAACGCGTGGCTGACGGATAAGCCGCACGACGGGCAGCAGGTATTGGAGCGTCACACTCTTCGCAAACCAGCGAAGAAACACCGCAATGTTTACCCCTTGCCGCGTTAATCTGGCGCTCCAGTAATTCAGCCTGTTGTTCCTGAATAAAATCTACGTTGTCCGGCATTATCAGCTCCTTTTATCGTTAAGTTTCCTGGATACATCAGCGCAATAACTGGCGAGTTCTGTCGTTAATTTTGTCAGTTCATCCACTGAGGAAATTTGCTTGTGGAATACAGCGCGTTTCACAAGTAAATTGATCACATCAGACAGGAGGTTTAATTCGCTCTGATAAATCGCGATAACAGATTCAGTGATGTCGCGTTTTTCTTTATCAAGACAAAGTTGGATAAGAGACAAATCGCCATTTTTCATAACGGCGATTTTTAAGGCGTTATTCAGTAATACAACTGAATGAGAACAGGACATCAAAGCACCTCCCCGCGAGACAATCCGATATTGTGAAATTTTTCCGACTCCTGACTGAGTAGCTCGACTATCTCCACGCGGGATAACTCCGCCTTTGTGATATGGCGAATCATGGCGTCAAGATGAGAAGAAAAGCGCGTCGCAGCGTCAGCCTGTGCTTCGGTTCTGGCCTGTTGCAGCAGTAATGCGTATTTACCGCACTGATTTTCAGAAACTGTATGCATAACTTTCTCCAGGCAAAAAGAAGCCCCGCACGATTAAGTGCGTTTAAAACTCTGGTTAATTATTTAATGCAGATATTGCTCTGGTTTTACCGACGTCAGAATTGTCGGTGCATACTCAAACAGGCTGAATAATTCACGTAATGCACGGAATAAAGCATCACGCCAGTAACATGACTCTTCATTAATTCGCCAGTATGGCTGGTTGAATTCTTTTTCAGTCAATCCGGCATGCATAAATAAAGTACGACGCTGACTGACTGTTAAAAAACTAATATATGCATACTCACTTGCGCCAACCTGACGGCGTTTTGAGAATGCCCCACGCAATTCATCAATTGCACAAACCAGCCGTTCACGTTCGACGTCGTTCATTTCTTCAAAACGCATCGTTGCATGACGTTGTTTTAACTGCGCATGAAAGCAAACTGTTAGCCGTTCGCGTTCCATCATCTGATTATAATAATCACATGTATCCTGCCAGCGAGGGACGGCCAGATGCTTACCAATTATCCGGCGCATAGCTGCTGGCTGTTTTTCAACGAGATTAAGCGTCATCACTGTCATTTCCAGACCCTCCGGCTTTTCAGAAAGGTCAGAGCCTTCTTTAACGGACTCTGTTTTTTGGTGCGGATAATGATTCCCTTGCGTCCCTTCCCGTGGGTGATGGTGAAGTCAATCACCCTGGGGCTTTCGTTACGCAATAACTGAGCAATACAACGCGGCTCATTCATAATCACAACCCCATCCACAAAAGCCATGCATCACGCTGTTCAACCGGTCGGTTATAAAACGCCTCACGTACAGCGCGATTAAACTCAGGAATGAAAACCCATTTTTCACCGGCACGAGCCTTCGGTTTGCAAGGATCACGTAATTCAATAATTGGTAATTTATTTGCCTTCACCATTTCACTGACGGCTGTCTTTGGCTTCCCTAATAAATCAGCAAATTTATCCACATGAACCGCGTCCAGCGGATACTGAATCACATAATTTTCAGCGTCCATATATGGTACCCTCATAGGATCCAGCCCTTTCTAAACCACTCAAAACCGTTTAGACGCTGGTTTATTCTCAAATCAATGGAACCTATATAGGTTCCAGTTTTGAGGGAATTTAGTCCCTATATAGGCACCATGTCAAATGAAATTAAGCGAAAAGATTAAGGCCTTGCGTGAGGCTGAAGGGCTAAGCCAATCAAAATTCTGTGAAATCATAGACTTACCACTAAGCACACTTAAAAAATATGAAGGAGGAAACTTTGAACCTGGTGGCACAGCTTTGCTAAAAATCACTATGCATCCCACATTCCAAAAATATGCTCTATGGCTTATGACAGATAAAACCGCGCCGGACGCAGGACAAATCGCACCGGCTCTCGCGCACATTGGGCCAGAGTCAACAGAGTCCAACCACTCCGCGAAAAGGATTGGCTAACTCTATATAAAGATTACATTTTCACCATTTGCTACCAAGATGGTGAATACAGCGCCGGAGGGCTTTCTTATGGCAATTAAGAAGCTCGATGATGGTCGCTATGAAGTGGACATTAGACCTCGCGGCCGCGACGGAAAACGCATCCGCAGGAAATTCGAAAGAAAAGCTGAAGCACTAGCATTTGAGCGATACACAATCGCCAATGCCAGTCAGAAAGAATGGGGAGGCCAGCGAGCAGACCGCCGGACTTTGAGTGAGTTGCTGGACATCTGGTGGAAATATCACGGGCAAAACCACGAGCATGGAACAAAAGAGTTTAATCATCTACTCAAAACCATCAGCGGCATAGGTGATATACCAGTGAGCAGGATGAGCAAAAGGGCTTTGATGGATTATCGTTCCATGCGACTACGTGATGGTATCAGTGCCGCAACGATAAACCGTGACATGTACCGATTATCCGGCATGTTCACAAAATTAATTCAATTGGATGAATTTTCCGGGCAACACCCAATTCACGGACTGCCGCCACTGGCGGAAGCCAACCCTGAAATGACGTTCCTGGAAAAAGCAGAAATCGAAAAACTGTTAAATGTTTTGGCTGGTGATGACTTACTTGTCGCGCTTTTATGTCTGAGCACTGGAGGAAGATGGACGGAAGTTGCCACGCTAAAACCAGCACAGATTACAAATTGCAGGGTTACCTTCCTGAAAACCAAAAACGGTAAAAAGCGAACCGTGCCGATTTCTGAGGAACTGGAGAAAAAAGTTAAAGAGGAGGCCAGCGCCAAATTATTCAAAGTTGATTATGAGAAATTTTGCGGGATTTTACGCAGAGTGAAACCTGATATACCACCCAATCAGGCAACCCACATCCTGCGGCATACATTCGCAAGCCATTTCATGATGAATGGGGGCAATATAATCGCACTGCAACAGATTCTGGGACATGCGAGCATTCAGCAGACGATGGCCTATGCGCACCTTGCGCCTGACTATCTGCAAAATGCCGTCGCTCTGAATCCACTAAAAGGCGGAGTGACGTTATAA